GCAAATATTTGCTATATGACAATAGATATTTAAAAAGAATGAAAGGGATATCATGCCTAAGAAGAAACAGCCTTCCGAACAAGTTTTAAAATTTGATACTATTAGACCTTTTGGTCCTACAATAATGAGAGGCAGAATGCCTGATTTCATTACCAAAATGCTTGATGATAAAGCAACAGAGATGTTAACTGATAAGAAATTATCTAAAGAGTTTGATCATTCAGGTAACTTAGCAGGTAATGTTAAACAAGAAGTTCGTTTTCCACAAGACTGGATGAACACAGAAGAGTTCTTACCAATGGTACAATTAATTGGTGAGATGGTTAAGAATTATATTTCTATACCACCAGCAAGTGAAACAATTAGACCAGAGTTTGTAGGTAAGATGGTCATTGAATCTATGTGGGCCGTGAGCCAATGGTCAGGAGACTTTAATCCTTTTCATATACATGAAGGTCAATTATCTGGTGTCTGTTATTTACGAGTGCCACCAAGTCTACCTGATGAATATGCGAAAGAAGATCACTACCCAACTGTTGGCGATATATGTTGGTTCAATGGTCAAGCGGCGACGTTCAGTGGACATAAACATCAAGAGTCACCAAAGGTTGGTGATATATTTTTGTTTCCAAATTGGTTAGCACACGGCGTATATCCATTTAGAACACCAAATGAAGAGAGAAGATCGGTATCTTTTAATTTACATTTGATTAAAAAAGAAGAACCACAGCCTTTAGATAACTAATGGTTGAAATAAATAAAATACCTATTTTTACACAGGAAGTTTTTCATTTCACGCTTCCTAATTTTGAAGAGTGGAAAAAACATATTAATCAAATTGTTTTGGTTGAAGAAAATAAAAACATTCACACCCATGAGACCACACCAAAAGAAGCCTGTAATGTTATGGCTAAAAGAACGGCATGGAATTCTCATCAAAGATACCAAATCTTAAATGATTTATGTGAAGAAATATCATTACATTTAAAAAAGTTTATTAAAAAAGAAGGGTATGATATTCCCACTTTAAGAATAAAAAATTGTTGGGTTAATTGGTATGAAAAAAATCAACATGCAAGACCACACAATCACGGTCCACACTTATCAGTAATTTTTTTTGTAGATGTTGAAAAAACAGATGGTAAATTATTTTTTTATTCTAATGATTATACAGTGTTAACTAAAAAAGAAGAAACATTTAGTAATCATAGTAATGTTGTACAAATAGACGCTAAAAATGGCACCGTTTTATTTTTTGATGGTTCAATTTCTCATTCTGTTAGTGCTAATACTACAAACAACAGAAGGGTCACAGTGGCGATTAATTTTCTAGTTGAGTATGATAAAAACAGAAAATGAATATTGATAAGGTACCGATGGTCCGTGTGACGTGGCTCGATGCCCGTGATACAGAAACAGGTTGGCTTGATATAAAAGACGTTATTAATGCACCTTTAGCCGTGTGCCAAGAAGTAGGATGGATGGTTCATAATGGCAAAGAAAAAATAATTATTATGCGTTCCTATAGCAAGGACAAAGATGATATTACTGGTGGCGGTGCTATTGCAATACCAAAAGATTGGTTAAAAAAAATAGAATATTTAACAGTAAGTTATGCAGAAAATTAAAAAAGCTTATAAAGATAAAAGTTATGTGTTGTTAAAAAATGCAATTAATTTAAAATCTTTTGGATTAGATTTTGATTTTAATAGCTTATTTGAATTTTATAACACTTATCCTGTTCCCAATTATCTTCAAAAAAATCACAGTAATCTTCATCTTTTTCAAATTATTAATATTTTTAATAAAGATACAAGTAATTTTTTTAATGCTTATCTTACTCATATAAAAAATTTAATGAAAAATACATTTAAATATAAAGTAGGTAATTTAGATTTTTTCTTTTCTACAAAAGGAGAAGTTGGTAGTAGTCATGTTGATTCGGAGCACGTTCTTATTTTAGGTATTTATAATAATACATATTATCACATAAATGGTAGAGATATTAAAGTGTGTCCAGGTGATCTTTTATATGTTTGTATAGGCAATCTTCATCATGCTTTTTCTTCTACAGAGAGAATAGTTTTATCCTTGTCATTATGGGAAACAAATGACTAAAATTTTTATTGGCACACCTTGCTATGGTAATATGATTACCGCAGATTATTTTAAAAGTTGTTTACAACTTACAGCTTTAGCAGCTACTAAAAAAGTAGAGTTACAATTTGGTACAATCGGTAATGAGTCTTTAGTAACAAGAGCTCGTAATACATTGGTACAGTTGTTTATGGATGACAAACAATATACACATCTTTTATTTATTGACGCTGATATAGCTTTTAATCCTGAATCAATATTTCGTATGTTAGATTTAGATGAAGATGTGGTAACGGGAGTATATCCACGAAAGGTGATTGATTGGACAAAAGCTATTAGAAGAGTAAAAGAAAACCCAAAAATTAAAGAAGATGAATTACACGCAGCATCTTTGCAATATAATTTAAACGTTAAAGATCCAAAAAAAGTAATAGTAAAAAAAGGATTTATTGAGGTTTTAGATGGTGCTACAGGTTTTATGTTAATTAAAAGAAACGTCTTTAAAAAAATGGCGTTGGCATATCCTCATCTTAGATTTAAATCAGATCAACATTTAGGAGATCCTCATGATAAAACATTTGGATATCACGACACATCTGATTGGAACTATGCATTTTTTGACACAATGATAGAGCCAGATACAAAAAGATATTTATCGGAAGACTATGCTTTTTGTCGTTTATGGCAGAAAATAGGTGGCAAAATATATGCTGATATTGTTAGTGGTATGACACACATGGGTAATTACTCATTCAAAGGCAACGTAGGCACTCAATTCTTGCCACAAAACAATAAATAATTTAGTATACTCCAACATGAAATTAGTTGACTTAAAGTTCCAACCAGGCATTGATAAACAAGATACTGCTTACTCAGCAGGGGATCAACGTAAATATGTTGACTCAAATCTTGTACGCTTTCACTATGGAAAGCCTGAAAGATGGAATGGTTGGTCTTATTTACCAGATCCAAATAAAACTATTGTGGGCGTGGTCCGTGATACGCATAGCTGGATTGGTTTAGACGGAACCAGATACCTTGCTTTAGGCACTGATAGAAAACTATATTTATACTCAGGTAGTGCCCTTTATGACATTACACCAATCAGAGAGACAGCTACAGGATTATCAAATCCATTTACGACAAACGGTACAACAACAGTTACAGTAACTGACGCAGACCACGGCGCTATTGAAGGAGACTTTGTTACCTTTGATTCATTCTCTACAATAGATGGTTTAGACATGAACAACGAGTTTGAAGTTACAACATACGTTGATGCCAATACTTATAAAGTAACACACACTGACACAGCCTCTGGTTCTACATCAGGTGGCGGTGGATCAGGTAATGCTAATTATCAAATTAATATTGGAGAGACTGCATCAACTTATGGTTATGGATGGGGCACTGATACTTGGAGTGCTGGCAAATGGAATGAACCAAGCACCTCTTCAGATGTTACTGTTTTTGCTCGTAGTTGGTCTTTAGATAATTTTGGTGAAGATTTAATTGCTACAGTCTTAAACGGTAGTACATTTATAAAAGATATATCTGGTTCAATAGACGCAAGAGCAACTGCTTTATCAAACGCTCCTACAGCGTCAAGATTTAGTTTAGTATCTACTGACACAAGACACTTAATGATTTTTGGTACAGAAACGACTATTGGCACACCAGCATCTCAAGATGATTTACTGTTTAGATTTTCTGATCGAGAAGATGCTACAGATTATACACCAGTAGCAACAAACGAAGCTGGTTCACTACGTATATCCGATGGTTCTAGAATAGTAGGTGCTGTTAAATCATCAGGTCAAATACTTGTTTGGACAGATACATCTTTGCACGGTATTCAATTTGTTGGTACACCTTTTACTTTTGGTTTGAGACAGCTCGGCGCAAACTGTGGATTAATATCACAGCATGCAGCAGTAGAAATAAATGGTAGAGCGTACTGGATGTCTGATAATTCTTTTTACATGTATGATGGTGTTGTTAAAAAAATGCCGTGTTCCGTACAAGATTATGTTTTCGATGATTTAAGTTATACAAACAAAGCTGATATTGCTTGTGGTATTAACACTGCCTTTAATGAAATTATTTGGTATTATCCTTCAGCAAATGCTACACAAATAGATAGAGCAGTTGCTTATAATTATTTAGAAAATACTTGGTACACATTAAATTTAGGTAGAACAACTTGGCTTGGTGCATATGTATATGAAAATCCTATAGCTACAGAATACGATGCTTCTGTAACAGCAAACGTATCAACTATATTAGGTTTAACGGCAGGAGCTTCTTACATTTATGAACATGAATCTGGTAATAATCAAGCAGACGGCACAGCTATTTCTGCCTTTTTAACAACTGGATCTGTTGAGATTGCTGATGGTGATGAGCTTATGTCAGTTAGTAGATTAGTTCCAGACTTTGACAACCTTACTAATAATATGACAGCAACATTAACCTTAGAACAGTATCCACAATCTGCAGCTAATGTAACGACAACAGGCACTATTACTAGCACCACAGAGAAGATTGATGTAAGAGGAAGAGGTAGAGCGGTTAAAATTAAATATGAAACTAACACAGTTGATGACACAGCTTGGAGACTTGGATCTACTAAGTTACAACTTAGACCAGATGGAAGACGATAATGGCTAAAATAACAATTACACGATTACCTAATGCAACACCAGAATATGATGCTAATCAGTTTGATCAAATGGTGCAGTTATTAGATCAAATTATTCTTTTACTTAACACTAACTACCAACAAGATTTAAAAGAACAATCACAGTCGGAGGCTTTTTTCCTTGGCTAATACTTTTAAAAGCGCAATGGTAGATGTTACCTCAACAGATTTAACAACCATTATAACAGTTCCTACGGCTGATGCTGGTGCAACACCACCTGTTCCGCCTACTACGGATGTAGTAAAATCTCTTTTAGTTTGCAATGACTCTGGTAACACAACTTTAGTTGATGTTGAAGTTGTCCGAGGTGCTGCAACCTTTGAAGTATTCAAAGCAAAGAGTGTTGCTACAAACACAACAACAGAATTATTGACTCAACCTTTAGTTCTGCAAGAAAGTGATGTTCTTAAAGTTCAAGCCAATGCTGCCAATCAGGTGCACATTATAGCAAGTTTTATGGAGGTCACGAAAGGGCAACTCTGATTAGCTTACATTCTCTATTTATTACTCCCGTATTTTCATTACAACTTGAAGGCCACAAACATCTTATTGATAGCATATATCAACTACGAGAAAAAGATGAGAAAGGTATGCCGCGGTCCAATGTTGGTGGTTGGCATAGTCATGATGAAATATATAATATTAAAAAGTTTCGTCCTTTGGTTGGCGATATTCTTAAATATGCAAAAGATTGTTTTAATCATCTTGATATTAAACATAATTATGTTCCTGAAATGACGGGTATGTGGGGTATGATAAATCCACCAGGATCACGAAACAATGTACATACACATCCTTATAACTATTTATCAGGTGTGTTTTATTTAAAAGCTCCTAAAAAGTCTGGAAATATTGTGTTTCTAGAGCCTAAACCACAGTCAGAGGTGCTATCACCCCCAAAAACAGATAAAGCTTCTATACACCTCGCTCACAGCGTACAATGGGAACCTGTTGAAAATTCCTTGATTTTTTTTCCTTCATGGTTACAACATGAAGTACAAATAAATAGTTCTAATGATGATAGAGTTATTATTAGTTTTAACATAAATTGGAGAAATGACGATGCCGATAGTTGAACCTGCTGAATTACTAGGACATATCAAAACAGAAGATGGAAGAAAAATTCCACATTATAAGGTAAAAACTGAAACAACACTTACACATGTAGATACTGGTGTTGAGTATAGCTCAGAAGCTGAAGCTCAAGCTGATATTGATAACCCAGAAACATCTACAACTGCCGAAAAGATTAGAAGAGACGTAAAGGTATTTGCTCCGTCTTTAGCAGATATGTTGGGTGTGACTCCTGAGTAAAATATTTATAGAAGAAGATTTTTTTCCCTTAAATATCTATAACGAAATAATTCAACAGATGATATCTGTTGATTATGCTCCGCCTTCTTCAGAAAAAATAGATGAAAATAAAGGTTCTTACTGGCATACTCATGAACTGCCAAACAACTGTGATGTACAAAATCAAATAAAAAATTTAATTGATAAAAAATTTAAATTTAATATTTCAAATTTTTATCAAACTTTATACACTATGGTAGGTGCAAACGATGTTCCAAGACCTCATATAGATGAAAGTGAACAGGTAAAATATCAATGTTTAATTTTTATGCATGGAGAAGAATCAACAAACAACGGCACAGGTTTTTATCATATTAATAAATTAAAAAATGAACTTGAATTAAGTATTCATGTAGGTTTTAAATGTAACAGAGCTATTTTTTTCTCATCAGATGTTTATCATGCCCCTTTACAATGGGCTGGTAATGGTTCTTTTAGATACTCAATTTGTAATTTTTTTACCTAAGCACTACAAGCTTCACATTCTAAATCAGAATCTAAACCTGTTACCATAACAGTCGCATCGGAGTTATGTGGTTTACCTTGAATTGTATGTATATGAGGCACGTTTCTGTGTTCTAATAGTTCTTTTTGTAGTTTTTCGTTTTCTCTTTCCACTGCTAATAAACGTTCGTGGTAACGACTCACCTTATCAGCAAGGGTAGCTATAGCCTTCAATAC